AATCGAATTGATTATATTTTTGATTGAATTTCTTAATTCTTTTGATTTAAATTCTATTTCTGATATTACAAAAAAATTCATTTCCAAATTCATAAATGATTTTTTATTTATGTTTAAACCACTTGTTCTTAGATCCATGTCGACAATATATTTTCTATCGAAAATTGAATCATCAATTGAATCATAAACTGAATGTTTTATTGATCTTGACATGTTAGAAACAATTCTTGCCCAATTTTCCTCATCCTCTTTTGGCTCAACCCATGTTTGTAAATTTACGTATACAGATTTAAGTTCTTTAGAATCTACAGTTCCATATACGATTTTAGAGTCTTTAAAACCTTCCAGTTTTGAAGTTTTTCCTTTTTTCATAAATAATTTTCATCATTGAATGTTTATTTTAACAAAAAATACACAATTTTTGTGTATATATCAATAAAACAATATGATAATTGTTAAAATCAAAAAAAAGGGAAATATTGAAAAGGCTTTGAAAGACCTTAAATCAAAGGTAATTAAAACAAGACAAAGTTCTGAACTTATGGAAAGAAAATATTTTCAGAAAAAATCAGTTAAGAAAAGAAATCAAATTAATAAAGCAATTCACGTTCAAAAATTGAGACTTAAAGATTAAGTTTCAATTGATTTAATTTATAATAATCTAATTTATTATAACTAACACTTTTTACTTTCTCGATCGTTTCATTCAATTTAATTTTTGTAACGTCATCAGATTCGGTTTCTAATAAGGTGTCTAACTTCTCTAAAACATCTTCTTTAATAATTTCAAATCTAACTTTTAAATCTTTGTCGGATTTAGACAATATCTTATTTAATTCTTTTTGTTCTGACTCGTTGAGGGATGAGATATATGTTTTAACAGTTTTGTTTGCTACGTCAACCATTTCATTTAAAGATGCTTTAATGATTGGTTTAGGTTTTTCAGTATTTTTCATTAAAGATTCTGCAATTTGGTTTTTGCTAACAACTTTATTAATCATGTCGGTAACATTCTTCGAAAACAAATTGTCTAAATCTGCATATCTATTTTTTGTGTTTTGGGAACCAACCCAAAGTTTGATTTCGTTAATATTTTCACTAGAAATTTTGTTCACTAAATTTTCATACAATGTAATAGACTGGTTGATCAGTTCATTTGCCAATTCTTTTGACAAACCTTTGTTAGTTGAAAGTTCTTCATATAAATAATATAATTTAGAGAGGTTTTTGTTTTTTAATATAAGTTCATCAAAAACAAACATGTCTCTTTTTAATGTATCATTTTTATATGACTCAATTAAAAGATCTTCTATTTTAGTTTTAAGAATACCAAATTTCATAATAATTTTTTATTATAAATATTATCTATTTAATAATTTTGATAATTCTTCCTCAATTATACCTAATCCATTTCCTGCTTTAGATAAATCAACAAAAGAATCACCTAATACATCATCACTTTCCAAAAGTATTTTTAAGTTGTCTTTTTTCTCACCCTCAGGTAATCCCCCTGGTCCTTCACCTGGTGGTGGCGGAGGAGGTGGTCCCCCACCTCCCAGTAATCCTGGAGGAGGTCCTGATGGTCCTCCAGGTGCACCTCCTTCTGGTGGTGTTTCGGTACTTCCTGTAACTTGTTTGTACAATTTATCTACATTGTCGAATAAACCAGTATGAGTAATTACAGTGGCGGTATTTGCTAATTCAGCGGCAACCGCTCTTTCTAATCTTTGTTGTTGGATATCGAGTTTGATTTCTTCATCAGAAAAACCAAAAATATGTTTTTTCGCCCAAGTCGCTGAAGTAGGTGCCAAAGAGTTTGGAATTTCAGTAACAAGATCTTTATAAAGTAATACTTTTTCTTTCCAAACATCCACCATTAATAAATCCGCTTGTTTTGACGGATTTGTTAGCCCAAGGGTAAAATTTTGTAATTCATCTTCGAACCCCAATAAAAACAAATGAACAATTGCAATCTTATTCAATTCTGCAATCATTGCTTTTTGTATTTTATTAATAGTTCTTGCAAATCTAATATCTTGTAAGGACAGATTTTTTCCATCACCTACAACTTCTTCGAAACCTAAATATGCTTTTGGTACCCTAAGAGCCGTAACCAGTTTTTTCTGAATATATTCAATATCTGCAATTTCAGAAAGGTTAGTACCACCAGGAAGAGTTGTTATCGGTTCTGGGGCTGCCATATCTCTAACTGGAACAAAATAATCTTGATCTACCGCCATTTGATTAAATCTTAAATCAACATTTCCTGTATTTTTATCTACAATTTGATCTCGTTTGAATTTATTTGCAACTCTTTGTACGTATGGTTCAATATCTTTGTCATCCATATTTCCAACAAAAACTTTAAATATCCTTCTTTCGGGTGCTCTTGATGTACGATAAATTAACATTGCATCTTCTGATAACATTAATTGTTTCCAAATTCGTCTGGCTTTTTCTAACATCGAGGTTCCATAAGGTAATTTCCTATCATCACCCAACAAACGAAAGTGGGCGATCTCGAAAGAATTGAACTCCATATTTTTTGCTTTCCAATTGAACTTCAAACCTTTTGATTTAGGGTCTACTTCAGCATTTACTGATTTTGCTTCCATTCCTCTTTCCAATCGTTCAATTTCAATATTTGGTAATTGCATACATCCAACAATACCTCTTTCAGGATCCAATTTTAAATAAACAAAATTATCTCCATACTTACAAGTGTTTCTTGTCCACATTTGTAAATTAGTATTGATGTCCAGTGCATTATCGAACAAGTCAGTTAGTATTTGTCTGATCCTTTTGGACTCGGAATAAATTTGTAGGATTCTACCGTCTTGGTCTGCTGTTGTGGATTCTTCCGCATATATATCTAATGCTGTTGATATTTCTGGGGTAAACTCCATAGATTCATAATCATAAAATGAGGCTAATCTTGTTGGTTCGTAATAAACCGCTTGAGTATAAAGATTATTTTCAATTTTAGTCCATTGACCGGATAAATATAAAGATTGTTGTGCTTGAAGTTTTTCTCTTTCGTATTCTTGTTTATCTGTTGTCCTAAGAAGAGTTTTTTTATCAATATTGTATGTTGGTAAATCTTGATTCAACATAGAATTTGGTCCTAGAGTTTGGGACAATCTTTGCCATAGAGTCAGATTCTGATTATTATTATTTTCCATGTATTAAAGTTAAGTTCTTAAATAAATATTTCAATAGTTTAAACATAAATTATACTCTCGTGGGTGTTGGTGTGGGTGAGGGTATTGGAGTTGGAGTTGGTGTGGATGAGGGTGTCGGGGTGGGATAAACTCGATTTTCCCTTGTATCTTTTTTTAAATCGGGAGGAAATATTTTGGAAGGATATGGGGGCACACCTTCCACGATTAACTTGGAGTTAAGTAAAATGTTTGTTCTCCTTCTAAATGTTAATCCCATATCTATTAATTTTTACCAAATAACCAACCATATTTTTCATAGTCTTGTCTGCTTGGTCCACTATTATTTCTGTTATATCTATCGTTACTGACGTTCATGTTAGGAATTGCCGGATCAAAATGCATTTGTTTAGAAACATTATCATTTGAACTTATTGTCCAAGACTCCAACATAACTTTTGTTTGTTCAGTAACTTTTTCTAATTTTGCAAACGACGATTCACCAACATAAAGTGCCATGGATATTCCCATTATCAAGTCGTCATGTTGACCTTTTTGATGATCTGGTCTTCCATTTACATATACAAAGGTGTTCATTTCATTGTAAAGTCGAACACTTCTAATTTTAAATTTGTGTCTGACAGATTCTTCAAATGCCGCAATAATTTGAACTCTTTTAGAATTAAAATTAATTCCTGGGATTTTTTCTCCGACTCTTGGATTATAAGACCAAGGATTGAGAGTGTCAACCCCATCTATGTATAGATTTTTATACCCTAATTCTTGAAGTTTTCTTACTGTGGTGATTCCCATCCCCCCGGTAATATCAACTACGATAAAAGTACTATACATAACGCCCCATTTATATGCTATTTCCGCCAATGTGTCCGGGGGTATTTTTCCAACGTATTCTAAAACTTGTTCTCTATCGTCAAAATCAACTATTTGAATCGAGGAAAAATCTTCACTATCACCACGAGAAACATCAATACCCATTATATATCGATGTCCTTGTATTGGTTCTTTCCAAATCCAAAGAGAATTACCCATTAATTTAGTTGTGGGTTCTTGTAATGAATCGTTTTTTATTTGGTCTAATTGAAGTGCGTCGAAAACATTATCCCCAGAACCTAAAAATTCACAATTTAATTCTTGGTTTATTTTTCTTTTATCATATTTAAGTTTTTTGACCATTTTTTCATACCATGTAGAACAAGGTTTGTATCCTTGACTGAAAAAATGTTGTAATTCTTCATAGTCTCTTTCATAAGCACTTACATGGGAAAATGAAATATTTTTTGACTCATCATAATCTTCTCTATTCAAAAGGTAATGAACAATGTCATCTGTAGGTACAAGATAAAGGTCTTTTGTATATCTTGGATCCCTGTACCAGAACATTTCAGAAATCTTAAATTGATTCATTCCCTTTAATGCCTGATCATAGATTTCGTAATAAATTGGATCATATCCATTTGGAGTAGAAATAACAATTACTTTACCCCCTGTTGATAATGATGCCATACACGCAGCCCAGAAATCATTGTCGGCCTCGATAAAAGCGGCCTCATCAAAAACTAGAATAGTTGGTGTAAAACCACGTAAAGCGTCTTTTGAGGTTGCAACTGCCTTAACTTCAGATCCATTAACCAACTTATAATGTCTTTGTGAATTTTTTTCGGGTGCAAAACCAGCACCAACCCAACTTGGCCATTGGTCAATAAAGGCTCTGATTTTATTTGCCATTTCTTGTGAAGTGTCAAGTTTGTTTGCAATAATCAGAATTTTTTCTGGTTGTATTTTTTTTGCAAATACCAACCTTTTTGAAATCCAAGCCGCGGTTACGGTCGAAACACCCGCTTGCCTATATTTCAATGCAATATTTTCTTCATATTCCTCATAATCATTCAATAATGATACCTGATCTGGAAAAAGTTCTAATGGTACATAACGAGAAACCGTATTATCATAAGTTTGTAAATACGTTCTTAATGCGTAAGGTGTATTTTTCATACACTTCGCATATTCTAACATTACTTGTTCTTTAGATAAACCCATTTTCTATAAATATAAAACCCCCTAATTATTTTTAAATAAAAGGGGGTCCTGTTTTTTTATTTATTAAATTTTTTAGACAAATCTTTTAGTAATCGTTTTCTTCATCATTTTGACCATAACTATCATAAATTCTTACCGCTTCATCATAGAATTCTCTAAATTGTTTTTTTGCACGTTCATTATCCGAAGGATTTTCAGACATAATATTATTTACAAGTTTGTGAAATGCCTCCACTTCCATACCATAAAACAATTTTTTGAAATCTATAACATATTTGAAACCTTGAGGTTCTCCTAGTTCTGTTGGTATTAAAACATTTAGTTTTTGTTGTAATTTCATCAACCTGAAATTCATGGGTTCATTTTGTAATGTATCAGTTTGCGAAATAATATCGGTCGCAGTTCCGGGATCCATATCTTTCCATTGACTTCTAGCGGGTAGCATTTCAAAAACCTTAAAAAGTTCATGTAATAAAATTGGAAAAATTAATCCATTTGCTTCCCAGGTTTGGATACCCTCTCTAGAATCTTGTTCATCTTCATCTTCATCCTCATCATCAGAATCTGGTAAATTAATATTATTTAATTTTTTCGCCGAACCAGAGGCATTTCCACCTAACATTTCTATTAAATCTTCATTCATAAAATACATTAAATCATTT